TTCCGCGAGCGTTGACCAGCGGGTTGTCGAGGAGGACGAGACGGGCCGTGCGGTCACCTTCGTCTCCCCGAGCGGGTCGGTGACCCTCGGTGCTTTCAATGGCACCTATGACCGTGTGCAGGTGCGCCACTTCCCCATCGTGACCGGCAACGGCACGGGGACGACGGCGACGGACACCTCCTCGGTGAGCGTCACTGTGAACGGCGACCCCGTGGTTGTCCTGTCCATGAACGCGGCCCTTGGCATTCTCAAGTTGAGTGTGGCCCCGGCTGCGACCGACACCGTGCGCGTCACCTACTACTTCGACCGCACCGACACGCTCATCACCGATGACCTCTCCGAGCAGGTGACGCCCGAGGCCCCCGTGCTCTACGGCGCGGTGGGGCAGAACTACACCATCACGACGGGCAGCAACGACACGCTCTCCTTCACGGTGGACGACACGGACACGGTGAGCGTCACCATTTCTGCTTCTCCGAGCGGCGGGTGGACGGCGGCGCAGGTGGCGGCGTTCATCAACAGCGCGGCGACGGGCACGAGCCTCGTGGCCGGTACGGCGACCAACAACTTCGGGCAGGTGGTCCTCACGCTGACTGCCGACCGCGATGTGACGGTCGGGAACGGGACCGCGAACACGACCCTCGGCTTCTCCTTCGGGGACACGACGGCGCGCAACAAGGTGTTCTACACCTTCCAGCAGCCCATTGTGGACGGCTCGGGCGGCGGCGTCACCACGACCGACCCTTCCGATGTGACGGTGAAGGTGGACGGCGTGCAGGTCATCCCCTCGGCGGTGGACGGGCAGTCCGGTGCCGTGACCCTGCCCTTCGCCCCCGAGGTTGGGGCCACGGTCACGGTGGAGTACTACTTCAACTCGTGGCAGGACACCTTCGACTACTTGGCGAACCGCAACATCACGGACATCACGCTCTGCGGCGTGGCGCCCGACCGTTCGGACTATGTGGACGGAACGGACTTCGTGCTCCAAGACGACAAGATTGTTTGGGGCACGGCGGTTCTTGTGGCGTCCGGCACGCACACCTCGGGCGCTACTTACTTGGACGAGTCGCAGGTGACGCCGACCCTCGTGGACGCCCGGCAGTACCTCGCCCCTTGTGCGACCGTGAGCGCGACCACCTTCACGCTGCCTTTGCAGCCCACGACGGGCAACGGGCGTGACACCCCGCTCGGCACCGCGACCTACAACAAGGTCGCCAACGGGCGCATCGACCTCCCGACGAACCGCCCCGACCTCGTGTACGCCTATTGGGGCTACTCGGTCGAGGACGCGCTCGACCGTGGCCGCGTGACCGTGACCAAGGTGGACAGCGCCACGAGCACCATCACGCTCTCCGAGCCGGTGCCCACGGGTGCGACGGTCTACGCGACTTTCTACTACAACACCATCGTTGACCAAGCCTACACGCTCACGAGCGTCACGCCGGGTCCGAGCGGCGTTGGCACCTACACCGTGAGCAACGAGGACGGCACGCTTCTCGTGACCCCGACCTCGGGCAGCAAGTCCGCCGGGCTTGCCACCATTGAGTTGGTGTTTCCGAGCGGCTCCGAGAGCCTGCCCGACTTCCGCTACGAGACGCCGTTCGACGCCGACCTGTTCACGGGAGCCGTCGAAGAAGATGTCACGGTGACCTTCGCCTCCAAGGACGCGACCCCCGCCAAGTACGCGGTCCCGTCGAGCGGGCCGTACTACGCGGTGTCGGGTTCTTCCGACCGCTTCCGCTTGAAGGTGGACGGCTCTGACCTCGTGAGCGGTGCAGCGGGTCTGAACCTGTCCCGTCCTCTCGCGGGGGTCACGGGGCTCGGCTTCCCGGCGCAGTTGGTCGGCAACGAGGCCGTGTACGACGCTCCGAGCGGTGGCGCTTCCTTTGAGGTGGACGCGACCAACAACACGGTCAACATGGAAGTGGACGGGGTGCTCGTGCAGGCGGTGGCCGACGACAACGCCTCGGCTACGCTGGCCGACTTCGCGGCTGCAATCAACCGCGCCGCTTCGGGCGAGGTGGACACGGCGGCGGGCGGCGGCGCTTCGACCATCACCCTTGCGGCCTCCGCGTCGTCGCAGGACGACTTCTATGTGGGCTACAAGGTGCATGTGACGGCGGGTGCCGCCATTGGCGACATTCGCACCGTGACCGCCTACAACGGCACCACTCGGGTCGCCACGGTGACGCCCGCTTGGACGGGTGCTCCCGGCGGCGGCGACACCTACTCGGTGTACGACGAAGCCACCCTTCCGCAGTATGTGACCGGCACGGCGTTCACCTCTCCTGTGGTCATTTCGGCGGGCGACTACGACCAACTCCGGTTCGTCTACTCGGGCGATACCTCGGCGTCCTTGGGCACGCTCACCGCGACCCTCACTCCTGGCACCTACACCTCCTCTGCGGCTCTTGCGGCGGCGGTGCAGACGGCAATTGACGCCGCCATCGCGGCGGCTCCTCCCGCTGCCTACGGTGCATTCTCGGTGGTGGTCGCTGCGAACACCTCGGGCAAGTTGGTGTTCTCGCTCGTGCGCGACCCGACCGACACGAACGGCTACTTGGAGTTCGTCACCAACGCGGCCCCGGCGCGGGACTTCGCGGTTCTTGCGGGCATCTCCGCTGCAAGTGCTGCGAACGGCGCACAGGCCAAGTTGGTGAACGGGGCCATTGCTCGTCACTTTACGGTTGGCGCTGCTCCGCTCCTGTACGACCGCTTGGTGCTCCGTTCTCGGTTGGTGCCGGGCAGCGGCAGCGTGGACGGTCAGGGTGTTCTTGCCGTCACGCAACTCAAGCAACTCGGCGGCACCGGGGCTTCGCTCGCGGGCCTTACCGCCAACGAGAACGCCTACGCCGGGTTGAAGGGCACCATTCTGCCCGCCACCCTGCTCGGGACGGTCGGCCTTGCGGGCGGGCAGGTTCCGGCTGCGGCCTACGGTGACGCCCGCGACGGTCAGCCCGTGGTGACCTTCTTCGCGGCGGGCGGCACGAGCGCGCAGAACAACGAGTTCAAGTTCACCTTCGACAATGTGCCGGTGACGGTGGTGTTCACCGACGCGGCGGGTGCGGCTATCCCCTCGGGTGGCAGCGCCGATGTTCCGCTCGGTCCTGCAACGACGGCCAACACCGTTCTCAACCAAGTGGCGGCGGCTATGGCTTCCGTTGGCTTGGGTGCGAGCGCGGCAGCGGTGGTGTCGGCGGGCTTGGTGCGGCAGGAGGGCGCAAGCATTCGCTTCCGCTCGGCCCTGTCCACCCCGACCTCGGGCATCGTGGTCGGCACGGCGAACGCGAACGACACCCTCGGGTTCGGCGCGGGCGACAGCGCGGAGCGCACGAACCTGCAAGTCGAAGTTCTTGTCTCGGCGCTCATGGCGCACTTCGACGGCTCGGTGGCGAACTCGCTGCTCAACTGGTCGTCGGGCGGCGCGGCGACGTACTTCGCGGGCGAGGCTCTTGCCAAGCGCGTGACGGACGCCAGCAACGCCGAGTACCTCTACTTGCAGTCGTTGGGCAACGCGGGCTTGGGCACGACTTCTTCGGTCGAGTTCGCGGCTGCTACTTCGGCAAGCGTCACGCTTCCCGGCGTCGGCTTGGGGGTCATCGCGGGCGACGGGGCGACGGGCGAAGCGGCTATCAGCGGCTTCTATGTCACCTCGACCGACATTGTGAGCGGCTCGGGCACGGCCAACACCTCGTACCTCAACAGCGGCACGGGGCAGGACGGCGTGGTGGGGCAGACCTACCGTGACGCGGTGACGGGCTTGACCTTCACGGTTCTTCCGCGAGCGGGCAACCTCGCCTACCCGAGCGGGCAGTTCTTCACCATCGTCGCTCGCAAGTTGGTCACGACTGACGCCAACACCCCGGTCAACACGCTTCCCGGTGTGGCCCTCACGGTGAGCAACACGCTCGGTGTGGCGGCGGGGGACACGGCGACGGTCACGACCTACGCGCGCAGCGGGTCGCAGCCTGCGGTGGGGGATGTCTACTATGTCTCCTACACCTACACGAAGCAGGACTACAACACGGCCCTCTACACCAAGTTGTCGGCTATTGAGGCTGCTTACGGCCCCAACAGCCCGCTCAACCCGGTGGTGCTCGCCTCCTACCTCGCCATTCTCAACGGCGCGGTGCTGGTCGGCATCAAGCAGGTGCAGAAGGACACGGACGCCGACAACAACGGCGAGTTCGATACGGCCTCCGAGAGCGC